GGTCGTAGCCGTCGCGGTCGTAGCCGTCGCGGTGGTAGCCGTCGCGGTCGTAGCCGTCGCGGTGGTAGCCGTCGCGGTCGTAGCCGTCGCGGTCGTAGCCGTCGCGGTGGTAGCCGTCCGCGCAAATCTCATCCACGATTGCCCGCAGACGGTCAAGGTCGTTGAAGCCATCAAACAGGCGATCCGCCTCGTATCTGGTCAGCCCGAGCCACTGGCGGGCATCGCGCCGAACAACTGCGGAGCGATCATCCTGCGGCTTGCCGGAGAGGATTTGCGCCCACCCGCCGTAGCAATGTGACGTTCCGCAATGCCACGCCAATTGCTTCCAGTTCTGAGGATTGGCTTCGATATGCGCCATCACGGCGCGGAGGTTTTCGACGTTGGGCTTGAAGCTGGTTTGCATGGCGGGCTCCCGATCGGTGGTGATGGGGCTAGAATAGGCTTTCCATGGCGGATGTCAACACATTGCTTATGATGATTTGTTATAAGCAACCCATTGTTGCCGCGTCCCGATTCGTGCTAGTTTTCCCGCCATGAACCAGCCCCGCGTAGTAACCCCGCGCAACGTATGGCAAGCCAGACACGCCGAAAAACGGGCGATGATCGCCAAACTTCGCGCCAGCGGAATGCCGGTCCAGAAGATCGCTGACGTGATGGGAGTCAGTCGGCAACGCATCGACCAGGCGCTAAAGCGTGAGGGCGTGAAGTGAGCGCCCACAACGTAGACCACTGCCGCCGCTGTGTGTCCGTCAGCGCCAATGCCATCGCATCCGTTGACGCTTGGTATCGGGCCGCAGGGCTGATCGAATCGCCCACCACTGCAAAACCTGTCCACGTTTCCCGCGCCGTTGTTGTGGGTAAGCGGCGTGCTTTGCCGAAGGCGACCAAATGAAAACCGCCAAGCAGCTTATTACCGACCTCGCCACCTTCCTAAACCAGCAGGGCAGGCCGTCAGAAAAGATCACAGTTCGCGGATCGCGTAACTACATCCGGCGCCAGTTCCCAAAGAAAGCGCGAGGCGGCCCGGCATTCGTTGGCGAACACGAAATCATTATCGTTCCGGCGACCAAGGCTCAGCCACTCGATCAGGTGGAGCTGCTGTGACCTTCGCCCATCTGTCCACACCGGAACTGCTGCGCTACGCCATTCCCGCGACGGAGTTGGAACGCGTACTGATTCAGCGGCTTGAACAGTACGAAGGAGAGCCGACACTAGAACAGAGGCTTGAGCAGGCCGAGGAAGAAGGTTGCGAAATCGACAACGAGCGCATCAAGGCCGAGGAAGAACGCGACGACCTGCAGGCGCGGCTTGACCGGATTGAGAAGATTCTTGACAGCGGTGACCAAGACGAGGAAATGCTGGACGCCATCCGCGAGGAACTCAAGGCATGAGGCGCGAACCTAATCCGTTGCGAGCCTTGAATGTGGAATATGAGTTAGCAAAACCTAAGCCATGGCCACCTTGGCGTAGAGCCCCAAGACTCCATGACTATCTCGGCGAACGCTGGAGTCGATGGTCGCCCTATGAAAAGTTGCCAGAATTAGCTTGTTGCTATGTCCTTTTCTCTGACGGTATTGCCGTCTATGTTGGGCAAACGAGCAATCTTCGGTCACGCATGGCATCGCACAAGCAAGAAGGAATTCTGGCCCAGCTAGACCCAGCTAGGACGACAATGAAGGCCCATTTCGGGTTTCGTTATGGTGATTGGCTTATGCGAGAAGCCAGACTAATCCGCAAGCTTAGGCCGGCTCTAAACAGGCGCGGCTATGAAAACGTTATGTTGTGTGACATAGTGTGACGCTATGGATAACATACCCTCTCGCGGCTTCACCAAGCTCGATTCAGGCATCGTTGACTCGACCCTTTGGATGAAGGAAAACGACGTTCTGCGGGTCTGGATCGCCCTACTTGCCAAGTGTGACGCCTATGGTTTTGTCCGGGCGGCGGTGCCGTCTATGGCGCATTTGTGCTTCACAACCATTGAGCGTTTCGAGCAGATCATTGACGAGCTTTGCGCTCCCGACCCCCATTCCAGGAGCCACGATAACGAAGGCCGGCGCCTGCAAGTGATAGAGGGCGGCTGGTGCATCTTGAACTACATTCGCTATCGCGACCTCATGCAGCGCAAGGCGCAGAGCCACGCCGAGCGGCAAAACGCTTACCGGAAACGACTAAAAGAGCGTGACTCAATAGTGACGCCGCCTGTCACCCGTGACACAGAGGCAGAGGCAGAGGCAGAGGCAAAGAAGCAAGAGCATGTGCGACAAGTCGCACGGTTTGACGCCTTTTGGAGCCTGTACCCAGTCAAGAAAGCCAAGCAGGCCGCCAAGAAAGCATGGCTACGTCTCGCTCCTGATGACGCTTTAGCCGGCACCATCATGCATAGGCTGGACGAGCAAGTCGCCCGAGACGATGACTGGCTGCGTGGCTTTGCTCCCCACGGCGCGACCTATCTCAACGGGCGCCGATGGGAGGACGTTATCGCGGTTGCCAAGGTCAGCAACGTGACGGTAGTTTCCGGCCCCGCCCACAACCCCGGCGGTACTTCCCCTGCCAAACCTGAGACCCCCGAATCCCGCGCCCAGGCGCAACGGGATTTTGAGGCTCATCTGCGCGAACTAGGGCAGCCTGTCCAATGACCGACGCCGACCTGATCGAACTCACCCGCCTCGGTTGCAGCGAGGCCGAGATAGCCTGCGCCATGGGGATTCCGGTGCCGGCGCTGCAATTCCAGCTAGACCACTTGCGGGACATCGTTCCTCCTGATGTTTGGACCGACGCATGAAACTCCTTCTCTTCTTCACCGGCTTCACCCTTGGGCTTCTTCTCGGGACACTTCACACGGATTCCAAGAATTTTCCCCATCGCACCCTCTACGTGTCCGAGGCCGCCTTCGAGCAGCTGCGCATTCAGAGTGACTACTGTTTGTTGTGGAGCAATCGTTGTATCACTATTTTTCCAGTCCGCATTTTCGTCGAACGCGAAAGGAGCAGGAAGATTAGGCTCAAAGACGGAACACATGACCTTGTGACATACATTCCTGGCGGGGGTGTTGCCTGTGTTTGTGAGGGCGGGCTCCGACCCAAAGAGAAAATCCCCTTCCTGCCAATGCACGACTCCAAAATCAACCTTCATGTAGGCCCGTGCTTGCTGGGCTGCCATTTTCAGAAATTTGGCCGTGCCTTCAACGCTTCGGGTGGCAGCGTCCGCGCTTATGGCTATCTGTTTAACCATTTCTTCCATAGCAACAGCGGCTTTGGCCGCCTCAGTGATGGAGGCCTGCATGTCCTCGCGCTGATTCGCGGCAGTAGTATCGGCATCCTTGCCAAGCAGGTAAGTAGCGAGCCACAAGAGGAATGTAAAAAAGGCCAATATCCCGGTGACGATCACCAGTCTATCGGTCGCATTAGCAATACGTCTTTCTTCTGGGTTTGTTTCGGAGTCGCGCTTTGTTTCTCCGGTAGTGCTGGGGTCTGTTTGGCTAGGAATAGGTACATTGCTTGCGGGCTGCTTTGTTGTATTGGGTTGGTCGTCCTGTTCACTGGGTTTAGCCGGCTGTGATGCAAACGCCATCCCGCACCAGACAAGAATCAGTGCCGCGAGTAATGCACGCATGTTCAGCACCCCTGAATGGCAGCTTGGAAAATGTCCGGGTTCTTGCGGTTGTTATACCGGAACTGGAACTCGGCCACATACAGCGGCAGGTACTTGGCGCTGATCTTGTGATAGGAGCCCATGATGCCGCGCTTGAACAGCGACCAGAAGCCCTCGATGGTGTTGGTATGAATCGCGCCCATGACGTACTGCCCGCGATTGTGGTTAATGACTTCGTGCGGGTATTCCCCGTCCAGTCGGTTGTAGCCGAGCCACTGGTCGGTGCAAAGCAGGCTGACGCGATGGGAGACGGCGGAACGGACGAACTCGGTCAGGGACTCGGCACCCACGTTGTTCAGGACGCGGGCGATCACGGAACCCTTGCGGCGCACGGCACCAGCCACAATGGCCTTGCCAGACGCGGTGCCGCCACGACCGCCAGCGGAGCCCATCGCCCCATGACCTCGCAGGACATTGCGACCAAACTGGACATGCCGTACTCATCGGCAGCGACCTTGCTGGCGCAGTACGCGACCCGGGGGCTGATCGTGAAGGGGGAGAAGAAGGCAGGCCGATGGATTGTCTGGTCCCTGCCGGGAATGGCCCTAGAACTTCCTACGGCGTCGCTGGTGGCGTTTTCAGGACCGGCGAGTATCCTAGCGGCACCCGGACCAAGCCAGCCTCTAGGGGCGTCCTGTGCGGTCTGGTGACTTGCCGCTGCCGACCGAACACGTCGAGGCTTTGCGCTTCATGCACATTGTCCGGCTGCATCGGCTCAAGTACCCGGCGCTGGATAACCTGTTGCATGTGCCGAATGGCGGTGATCGGCATGGCGCAGTAGCGGCGAAGATGAAGGGGGAGGGCGTCTCGCCAGGATTCCCCGATTACCTGTTGTGCTGGCCGTCGCATGGCTTTCACAGTTTAGCCATTGAACTCAAGCGCCAGAACTACTCCCCCAGCCATGTCAAAGACAACCAACGCGCGTGGCATGAAAGGCTGCGGGAAGCTGGGTATCGGGTAGAGGTGGCGGGAGGCTGGGAAGCGGCGTGGAATGTGGTGAGGGATTACCTCGGGATCACGACATGACGGGATGGACCCTGGAGGATGAAATCGAGTTTGCATGGGAGCGTCTGACCCGACTCGGTTGCCACCCTCGCACCGGCCTGTACCCCGTCCGCCGTTACTTCCTCGATGATGCCGGGAGGCTGATGCATGGAACCGAAGCGGAACGCGCTCAAGGCCGACTGCATGAGGTCGGGTACTACACCGGACAGGTCACGCGGGAGAACTTCCGGGCGGACGTGTTCTACGTCCACAACCTGGCCCACGGTGGCCTCCATGCACGCAAATGAACTGGACCGGCGCCTGCGGGAATGGGGTGCCGAATACGGGGGCGGCAAGTATGACAACCTCGGGTTCCCGGCGTCGAACATTCTGGCCCGCGTGGTGGAAATGGGTGGATTCGTGCCGGGCAGCAACGGGCGGCTGGTCAGCCGGGAACGCACACCAGCCGATGAGGTCGAGCGGGTGGTGCGCAAGATGGAGCAGGGGGCGATGTACGAACTGGCGCAGGTGGTGCGCTGCGACTACTTCCGACCTGGGATTGCCATGACGCACCGGCTGGAGCTACTGCGCCGGATCGGCCTGCCGATGTCGGAACGGACGTACTACGGGCGACTGGCTGAGGGGAAGGAAGTGGTTTGTTGCGAACTGGAGGAAGCCAAGGCGTGAAGGTCAATCCACACCGAACCGACCTTGCCCGCTCTCAATGGGCTCCGAACGGACAGGGAGTTGTCGTGGTGGTCAGCAGGGGCAAGTATCGGGTAGGGGTTTTCATCGTCAACCCGGATCCAAGCCGGGATGGCGCAGCGCGTGCCATCCGGCACGGCAGGCGGGTCATTTCCGACCTTGGCAGGGGGTAGATATGGCAACCAAGCGAACCAATCGGGCGTACATGACGCGAGCCAAGGGGAACGGCGGCGCCCAGAATTGGGCGGTCTACCTTGCCTTCGCACCGATGGACAAGCAATTCACGCTCATCAAGGTCGGGGTCAGTGAGGTTCCGTTGCGCCGGATATACGAGGTGCATGTGGGGTGTCCGTTCCCGATCAAGGCGGCTCTCTGGCAATACGTGGGGTTCAAGAATCGGGCGCTGTCTGCCGAGGCCGCCATCCTCAAGAAACTCCAGCAGTATTCCACCCGTGGCGAGTGGCTGAAAATGGAAATGAGGTCCGCCGAGCATAAGCGGCACTTCCATTCAATCGCCGGGGCAGCGATCAGTGCGGCGACAGGACAGGCGGCGAAGTGGAACAAGACCAGCATCCCGGCTATCGAGGCCGCCCTGGGAATTGACTGGAGTTACCTCAACAAGGTCATGACTTGACGCCGCATCTGAATGGGGGGTAGATTGCCAATAACCAAAGCCGCCACCCCAAAAGCCATCCCCGAAGCCCTGCCCTAACCGGCGGGGCTTTTTTTCGTATCTGGCCCTCCAGCCAGAAGCCCGGCCAGCTGACCGTCCCTACCAGGACCAGCTGGGTCCGGGCGCCCATTCGAGGTTTGCACAGTGCCGTCAAGTGTTAAACGGAAGCTCAAGCCGCGCGGTGGTAGCCGGAAGGGTCGTCCGAACAAGGTAACCAAGGCTCTCAAGGATATGATCCTTGGCGCGTTGGATGGCGCAGGCGGGCAAGTTTATTTGCAGAAGCAGGCCAACGAGAATCCTGGCGCGTTCCTGACGTTGATCGGCAAGGTGCTGCCGACCACGCTGGAGAACAGCGACGGCGGCAACCTCATCGTCCAGGTGATTACCGGTGTCCCGAGTCCAGATCGTTGACCTCGGGTTCACTCCCCGGCCGTGGCAGGCCGAATGTCTCAAGAAGCTCAAGCGGTTCAGTGTCCTCGTCATCCATCGCCGGGCTGGAAAGACGGTGCTGGCGATCCTCTCACTGATCGACGCCGCGCTGCAGAACAAGAAAGATTCGCCGCGGTACGCCTACATCGCGCCGAAGTACAACCAGGCCAAGGACGTAGCCTGGAGCTACATCAAGCACTACGCCCGAATGGTGCCGGGGACGACCATCAACGAGGCGGAAACGTGGGTTTGTTTCCCTGGCGACAAGCGCATCCGCATCTACGGCGCGGACAATCCGGATGGGCTGCGCGGCCTGTACCTCGATGGCGCGGTGCTGGACGAAGTGGCGCAGATGAAGCCGGACCTGTGGGATGAGGTCATCCTGCCGACGCTGGCCGATCGCCAGGGCTGGGCGCTGTTCATCGGCACGCCCAAGGGCGTCAACCGCTTCTCGGAACTGTACGACCATGCGCGAGTGAAGCCGGGATGGTACGCGGCCCTGTTCGACGTGACGCAGACGGACGCGCTGCCGCCGGCCGAGATTGAACTGGCGCGCGCGGAAATGAGCGAGCAGAAGTTCGCGCAGGAATACCTGTGCGACTTCTCGGCGTCGAGCGAGGATGTGCTGATTCCGTTGAGCTTGGCGATGCCGGCCAAGGGTAAGCACCTGGTCCTGGAGGCGTACCAGTTCGCGGCCAAGGTGATTGGCGTGGACGTGGCCCGACAGGGCGGGGACCGTACCGTGATCTTCCGCCGGCAGGGGCTGGCGTCGTTCACGCCCAAGGTACTCAACGGCGCCGACAGCATGACGGTCGCCAGTGTGGTTGCCCGAGAGGTAGACGATTGGGGCGCCGATGCCGTGATGGTGGACGGTTCTGGTGGCTATGGCGCTGGCGTGATCGACCGGCTGCGTTCGTTGAACTACGACATCAGCGAGGTCCAGTTCGGCGGCAAGCCGGCGGATCCGCGATACGCGAACAAGCGGGTGGAAATGTACTGCGGCGTGCGCGACTGGCTTCAAGCCGGGGGCGCGTTGCCGGATGACACGTCGCTGGTGCGGGAACTGTCGGCCGCGACCTACGACCACGACAACGCCCGCGGCGTGCTGGCGCTGGAGTCCAAGGACGACATCAAGGCCCGCATCGGCCTGTCGCCTGACCTGGCGGACGCCCTGGCGCTGACGTTCGCCTACCCCGTTCTGGCGCGGCGTGGTGCGGGTGGCTCCTCCGTCCGCGTCACCGGCGCCGACTTCGACCCCTACGCGACGAGGAACTGAACCATGTGCATTGGCCCGAAGATGCCGAAAGTCCAGCCCGTCATTCCGCCGCCGGTCTACATCGCCGAGTCGGTCGATAGTCAGGTGGCGAGCGAGAAAGCGCGCCAGCGGGCGCGCGCGGCCAGTTCCTACGGGCGGCAGGCCACCATCCTTGCCAGCGCCTACGGCCAGACGGGATCGGCGCCGACCGGCCAGCAGAAGATGGCGACGGGTTCCTGACGTGACCCATTCCCAGCTGTTCCTGCATATCCGCTACGCGCTGAGGGTCCGCTATGGTCGCCGCTGAAACTCCGTTCGCCCGGACCAAGAAGCGCCTGTCAGCGATGCAGGCCGAGCGCCAGTCATTCGAGCCGCAGGTGCGGGAAATCTCCGACAACTTCGCGCCTGGCCGCGTGCGCTACAACTCGTCCGAGGCCAACCAAGGCCGCAAGCGCCACGGGCAGATCATCAACAACCGACCGCTGCTGGCTGCGCGTACCGCTGCCTCGGGCCTGCACGCTGGCCTGACCTCACCGGCTCGTCCGTGGGCGCGGCTGCTGACGCCTGACCGCGACATGGCCGAGTTCGGGCCGATCAAGCAATGGCTGGGGATCGCCGAGGGCCGGATGCGGCAGATTTGGGCCAAGTCCAATCTGTACACGGCGCTGCCCTACCTCTACGGCGAGGTACTGAACTTCGCCACGATGGCGAGCCTGGCGCTGGAAAGCGACCAGACCGTGATCCGCTTCGAGCCGTACAGCTTCGGCCAGTACTGGATTGCCTGCGATGCCTATGGCGTCGTGGACACGTTCTACAAGCTGGTGCCGATGACGGTGCGGCAGGTGGTCGGCAAGTTTGGCCTGAAAGCCTGCTCGCTGGAACTGCGCAACAAGTACGAGCGCGGCGCCTACGAGGAAAAGGTGGACGTGCTGTGCGCCATCGAGCCGAACGCCGAGGCCAAGCCGGACGCTCGCATGGCCCGCGACATGGCGTTCCAGTCGGTCTATTGGGAAATGAAGGCCGGCGAGAACACGGAGCCGCTGCTGCGCTCGGGTTTTGCCGAAAACCCCATCCTCTCGACCCGCTGGGAAACGACCGCAGGCGACACCTACGGGACCAGCTGCCCCGGCATGATCGCCTTGGGCGCGGCCCGGGCTTTGCAGGTCAACGAGCGCAACAAGGCGCAGGCTATCCAGCTTGCCTACAAGCCGCCGCTGCAGGGGCCGGCGAGCATGGAGCGGGCCGGTATTTCGCTGCTGCCCGGCGCCTACAATTCCGTGCCTGAGAGTGCGATAGCCGGTAGCGGCATCCGCTCGCTGTACGACTTCAAGCCGGACATCCAGGGCCTGCTGCTCGACATCCAGGGCAACGAACGCGACATCGACCAGGCGTATTTCGTTGACCTGTTCCTCATGCTGCAGTCGGACGCACGCAGTACGCCGCCGACCGCCGAGGAAATCCGGGCGCGGTACGAGGAAAAGGTGCTGGCGCTTGGCCCGACCCTGGAGCGGTTCAATTCCGACCTGCTCGGTCCGCTGGTCGATCGCACGTTTGCCATCATGGTCCGGCAGTCGCAGCCGTACTGGCAGGGCTTGCTCGGTGGCGAGCCGATGCTGCCGCCCCCGCCGCCGGACTTGCAGGACGTGCCGCTGGACGTGGATTTCATTTCCACGCTACAGCAGGCCCAGCGCGCGGCGAGCCTTGGCAACATCGAACGGTTCGCCATGTTCACCGGTCAGCTGGCTGTCACCAATCCGTCTGCGATGGACAAGTTCGACGCCGACCAGGCGCTGGACGAGTACGGCACGGGCTTGGCGGTCCCGGCGGGCATCGTGCGCGATGACGACACCGTGCTGCAGATCCGGGCTGCACGCGCCAAGGAAGCCCAGCAGCAGAAGATGTTGGCGATGGCGCCGGCTATCAAGGACATCGGCTCGGCGGTCAAGGACGTGGCTGGCACTCAGCCTGCGCCCAACAACCTGCTCGCCGGCCTGTCGCAAGCCGCCGCGGCCAATAGCGGCGTGGGCGCGCTGCCGGTATGAGTCGGGAGTCGGAGAAGGAACAGAAGCGCCAGCGGGCGGCGTATGCCGATGCGCTCAAGCACGTCATGTCGCACCCGTTGGGTCGTGCGTTCGTCTGGTCGGAACTGGACCGCACGGGGCTGTACGCGAGCCTGCAGTCGAATAACTCCGGGCTGACCAGCTGGATGATCGGCCGCCGCGACTTCGGCCTGGAACTGTTGAACGACCTGAAAACGCATTGCTTCGGCGAGTACCGCGTCATGGAGGACGAGGCGCTCGCCAAAGAACTGCACCGCCGTCTTGACCAGCAACAAGCCGAATCAGCATCCCAGGAGGACTGACTCATGTATCGCAAGCTCACGTTCAACAATGCCGCCGAGAATCAGCACGCGGTGGACATCGACATCAACAACGTCGCGTCGGGTAGCGACTCGTCGCTGATGCGGTTCACGGTCAATGGGATCGAGAAGTACCGCGTTGGCCTCGACGGCTCGCTGCAGCCGGCCAGTGGTGCGCCGTTCTCGATAGGCCCCGCGCCCACTGATCCCGCGTGGCAGGCACCCGGCATCAATGCCTGGAACGAATTCTCGACCAGCAGCGGGCACAACTTCTACGACGCCAATGCCACCGGCTACGGCCCGTCCTTGACGCTGGGGTACTGGCGCGGCACAGTCAATGTTCCGGTCATCGTGCAAACCGACGACCAGCTGGCGCAATTCGCTGTTGCCAGCAATGACGGCGCTGGCCTCAATGAGGGCTGGTCAACGCCGTTCACGGCGCAGTGGCTCGTTGTCGGAACGCCAGCCGTGGGCAGCATCGCCGTCAGGAGCGTGTTTGCCTGGAGTGGTGGCGCTAGCTCGAAGGTCGTTATCGCTGTCAATGCGAGCAACGCGGGGGTCGTTGACATAACCACGGGTAGCCTCGCCGTCACGGCGGTAGGCAGTTACATCAAGACCGGCGGCCAGACCGTCGCGCAGCTTCCCGCTGCCGCCACCGCTGGCATCGGCGCTCGCGCGTTCGTGACCGATGCGCTGACGACAGTGATCCTCGGCCTCGGCACCAATATTGCCGCTGGCGGTTCAAACAAAGTTCCCGTCTATTCGGACGGAACGAATTGGAAGTACGGTTAATCACGGAGAACGCCATGCAATCTTTCATCAACGGTAACCTGCTCGCCATCCGTATCCCGAACATTCCGGGGTGGAATGACGGCAATGGTGTCTATCTCGGCAACGAGGCCGAGAGCAATCCCTACTACGGCATGTACTCGGCCAACGCTTCCGGCTGGGGGCCGACGCTGCAGCTGGGCGGATGGCGCGGGACGATCGAGGCCCCGGAAGCTCCGCAGGATGGCGACATCCTGGGCGCGTTCCAGGTGCTCACGCACAACGGCACGGACGCCCCGTTGTCCTTGCAGACCCCGTTCGACTTCACCGTCAAGGCGGTTGGCGAGCCGGAGGAAGGCTACGTCCAGAACAAGGCGATCCTGCGCACCTGTTACGACGATGGCGTGTACACCGTCACCGTGACGTTCTCGAATGGCTTGGTTGATTTCGACTGCGCCGTGGCCGTGGACTCACTCCGGACCAAGCCGTGCCTGGTGGCGCAGCTGCCAGAGCCGCTTCCGGGTATGCGCGCCTACGTCACCGATGCGACCTCGGACCTGTTCGGAAACGAAGTGGTCGGCGGTGGCGCGATCGACACGCCGGTTGTCGCACGCCTGTCCGGTTGGACGGTCGGTTGACCATTTCCCTTCAACGAGTACCCCCGGCCCGAAAGGGCCTTTTTTATGGAGCAAAGTTTCATGGCTGATACCCTCGATTCCGGCACGGTAACCCCTGACCCGGCGAGCGATGCCTCTGCGTCTGCAACCGCAGACACCGCTGCAACCGCAACTGCCACCGATACCGCCACCACCGACGCGACGGCGACCGATACCACGGCCGCTGCTGCTGACACGCCCGTTGAATACACCCCGTTCGTCATGCCGGAAGGCGTCACGCTCGACCAGGCCGCCGCAGACCGCGCCATTCCCGTGTTCAAAGAACTCGGGCTGTCGCAGGAACAGGCGCAGAAGCTGGTCAATGCGTATGCCACCGAACTGAACACGGCGGTTTCTGGCGTCGTCACGCCGGAAGCCATCCAGGGCTACATGGACAAGGTGACGGCGGAACGATCGACGCAATGGGCCGAACAGGTCAAAGCCGATAAGGACATCGGCGGCGCTCACCTGGACGAAACCAAGGCGTTCATCGCGGCCGGCATTGCGAAGTACGGCACCCCTGAACTCGCCGCGGCGCTGAACGAAACCGGACTCGGGAACCACCCCGAACTCGTCCGGCTGTTCCGCAAGATCGGCGCAGACGTTCGTGAAGATCGCGGCGGACTGCCTGCTGGCGGCGGTGGGGCTGAGAAATCCCTCGCCGAGCGGATGTATCCGCCGAAGTAGTAGCGACAAAGAACCCTTCCTAAGACCCGCCATCCGGCGGGCTTTTCATTTCTGGAGAACGAAAAATGTCTACCCTCACCGCAACCCAGCCGACGCTGATGGAAGTGTCCAAGCTCTACACGGGCGATGGCACCGCATTGCCGCTGGCCGAACTGCTGACCGCGCAGAACCCCATCCTCGATGACATTCCGTGGTTCGAGGCCAACCAGACCAGCGGCGAACGCATCGCCACCCGTTCCGGCCTGCCTGCCGCTGCGTACCGCAAGCTCAATGCCGGCGTGGCAACGAGCAAGTCGCGTTACGTGGACGTGACCGAAAGCTGCGCCCTGAGTTCGTCCATCGGCCAGATCGACAAGAAGCTGGTGGACCTGTCGGCCAACCCGGCGAACTTCCGCATGGTCGAGAACGCCGGCCACATGATCGCGATGAACCAGAACTTCGCCTCGACGCTCATCTACGGCGACCCGACCGTCGATCCCGAAAAGTTCCTCGGCATCGCGCCGCGCTTTTCGGACATCACTGGCCCGGAGAACGCCGAGAACATCATCGACGCCGCCGGCAACGACACCGACCTGACCTCGATCCTCCTGGTCGGCTGGGGCCGTCAAGGCTGCTACGGCATCTACCCGAAGGGTACGCAGGCCGGCCTGGTCCACAAGGACATGGGCGAACTGCTGGTCGATGACGGCAACAGCGGCAAGTACCTCGCCGTGCAGGATCTGTTCGAGTGGGATCACGGCATCGCGGTCAAGGACTGGCGCAACATCGTTCGCATCGCGAACATCGACCTGTCCGCCCTGACCAAGAACGCCGCGACCGGCGCCGACATCATCGACCTGATGGTGCAGGCGATCGAACTGCTCGACGCGCCCGATGCGGTCAAGCCGGTGTTCTACATGCCGCGCAAGGTCCGTTCGTTCCTGCGTCGTCAGATCACGAACAAGTCGAACGTCTGGCTGTCGATGGGCGACGTTGCGGGCCGCAAGGCGCTCATGTTCGATGACATCCCCTGCCGCCGCGTTGACGCCATGCTCGGCAACGAAAGCCGCGTCGTCTAATCCATCCATCCCAGGAGTACGAAATGTCCATTCTCGATGCTTTTTGCGAGTTCTCCGACGCGCAGGCGGTCACTTCCAGCGCAATTTCCAACGTGTTCGACAGCGGTTCGGACAACACGCTCAAGAACCTCGGCGTCGGCGAGCCTATGTGGCTCGTCGTGCTGACGCAGACCACGGCCACCGATACCAGTTCCGACGCGACCTTGACGGTTTCGCTGGAGTCGGATTCCACGGCCAACCTGGCTACCTCGGCGACGGTGCATTACACGACCGCTGCCTTGGCCTTCGCTGCCTACGCGACGGCCGGCACGGTGCTGGTCTGCATCCCGCTCCCGTCCGGCCAATACGAACGCTATGCCGGCGTTCGCTACACGGTCGCCTCGGGTCCGCTCACCGCCGGCAAGTTCGACGCCTTCCTGACCCGCGATCCGTCGCTGTGGCAGGCATACGCCAACGCCGCCGTTGTCTAAGGAGAACCGATCATGGCAACCGACAAGAAGCCCGACAAGAAGCCGCGGGTTGGTCCGGTTCGTGGCGATCCTCCAAAAGTGCCGGAAGGCGCACCGCTGTATCGCGTGACGGAAGCTCCGCATTTCATCAATGGCCGGATCGTGTATCCGGACAAGGGTGAGGACTCCCTGGTGCGCTATGCCGGTGTTCCTGGCGTGCGGCTCGAACCCGTGGACGACGCGGCCAAGGCGGCACGCAAGAAGGCTGACGCCGACCGCGATGCTCGCAAGGCCGCCGCCAAGCAAGCCGAGGAAACCAACGCGCGTTTGCGTGGCTTGATCCAGTAACACCCTAGGGCCTGGCAGCCCACCCTTGCCCCCGGGTCACTCCCGGGGGCTTTTTTCTGGAGTGACCGATGGACAACGTGGACTGCTGCAACCTCGCGCTGTCGCGGATTGGTCACGGAACGCTGCGCCCGATTTCCGCGCTGACCGACAACACCGAACATGCGCAGGCGTGCGCCCGCGTGTTCCCTCGAATCCTGGCGATGGTGCTGGAGGAATATGTCTGGCCCTTCGCGCGTACCTGCAAGGCGCTTGCAGCGACGACTGCCGATGCGCCGTCTGGCTGGTCCTATGCCTACGCTGTCCCAAGCGACGCCCGCAGCGTCCTCTATGTCGAGGGCGAGGACTTCATTCCCGAATGGTTGCCGCTGAGTGAATCGCGCAGCCGCTGGGAGATTCATGCCGATCCAGCCACGTCCGGTCAGCTGATTGTCAGCGACGTACCCGACGCCTGGGCCTACTACATCCGCGACGTGACGCAGCTGCAATTCACGCCGGAACTGTTCGGCGATCTGGTGGCGTGGCGGTTGGCCGCCGAGGTCGGGCTGGGCCTGAAAGCCGACGCCAAGCTGTGCCAGAACGCCATGCAGTTCTACACGCAGGCGCTCGATGTCGCCGTATCCAAGGCCGCCAACCAGCATGGCGGCCGTCCGCGCATGCAGGCCGAATCAGTCATCGCGCGCGGTGCTGGCAACGCCGATTCCCTGTCCGGCTTGCGGGTCGCTCCGTAATGGGCCAGAAACTCGTCCAGCCCTCGTTTGCCGGCGGGGAGTTCGATCCTGCGCTGGCTGCACGGGTGGACCTGGCCCGCTACGGCATCAGCCTCAAGAAAGGGCTGAACTTCGTCGTGCGTCCTGCCGGCGGACTGATTTCCCGGCCCGGCACGGAGTTCATCGGCGAAATAGACGATTCGACCAAGCGCGTGCGCCTGCTGCCCTTCGAGGTCAGCGCGGACGTGGCCTACGTGTGCGTGCTGGAAGAAGGCAAGGCGCAGTTCATCTACCGCGGCGCCTACGTCATGGACGGGTCCAGCCGCGAGGAAATCACGACCCCGTACCAGGAAGAAGATTTGCCCGACGTGCATATCACGCAGTCGGCGGACACGATGTTCCTGTGTCATCCCGACTACCCGCCGCGCAAGATCGGCCGGGTCAGCGCCTCGGAGTTCTCCACCGCCGAACTGGTGTTCCGTGAAGGGCCGTTCCGGGCGATCAACGCCGACGAGTCGATCAAAATGTACGCCTCGGCCAAGACCGGGACCATCACGATCACGGCGAACGCCAACGTGTTCGACTCCACGATGGTCGGGCAGCTGGTCTACCTGGAGCAGAAGTCGCTCGGCACGATCAAGCCGTGGGTGCAGGGCGAGCGCACGCCGGATCTGGCCGTGGGCGTCCAGCGCCGGAGCGACGGCAAGGTGTACCAATGCACGAATGTCCCGTCCGCTGCCAGCTGGACGGAATCGGGCAACGTGCGCCCCATCCATGAAATCGGCCGCCAGTGGGACGGGCCGGGCGACTCGCGCACCAGCGGCACGTACACCTGGCGCGTGGGCGTCGAGTGGGAGTTCCTGCACGCCGGTTACGGCATCGCCAAAATCACCGCCTACACCAGCGCCACGCAGGTCACCGCTGTCGTCCAGCGCACCATGCCCGATGGCGTGGTCGGCGGGTTTGGCTTGGCGGCAAACACCTGGAACCTGACCGGCGACGGCACGACCAAGGTATTCGCCACCGCGGGCGCGACTTCGACCAGCCAAGCGAACTACACGGTCACCATCGGCGGCGTCCCCACGCAAGCCGACCCGAACTACGAGGGCGGCAGCACGACCAGCGCAGGCGCCAATGGTGGCGGCGACGGCGGGGCCGGCGGCGGCCACTTGTATCCCTACTGACATGGAGCCTTCCGCGTGAGCCAAGGCTGGACGGTCAACCCAACCACGGATCAGATCACGTTCCTCGAAGCGCCCGCGAACGCCGCGGCCATTGTCGTCAAGGAATACGCGACCGCCGACCTGAATGTGACGGACGTGTGGGCGCTGGGGGCGTGGTCGCAAAGCTACGGCTACCCTGGCGAGGTCGAGTTCTTCGCCGATCGCCTGACCTTTGCCGCCAGTTCCGCCCAGCCGCAAACCCTGTGGCTGTCGCGCACGGGCGACTACACCTTTTTCGGCAAGTCCACGCCGATTGTCGATGATGATTCGATCAGCGCCACGCTCAACGCGCGCGGACTGAACCGCATCCAAGACATCATTCCCCTGCAATCGCTGGTCGTGCTGACTTCCGGCAGCGAGTGGCGGGCGACGGGCGGCGACGGCGATGCGATCACGCCATCGACCTTGGCCTTCCGGCCGCAGACGCATATCGGCGTGGCGTCCCTGCAATCGCTGGTGGTCGGCGCAACGGCCATCTTCGCGCAGAACAAGGGCAACACCGTTTTTGAAATGGCCTACGACTTCGGTTCGGACGGCTACACGGACGGCGACCTGCTGACCTTCTCGTCGCACCTGATGGAAAACCACACGATCCGCGACTGGACGTGGCAGCAAGTCCCGTACACGGCGGCGTGGGTCGCCCGCGACGATGGCGTTCTGCTGTCGATGACCTACAAGCGCGAACAGCAGGTAGTCGGCTGGATGCGGCACGTGACCGGCGCCCCCCGGACGTTCGTGCGCGGGCATTGCAACGATGACCTGGCGCCCTACGATGAAATCGAACAGGTCGTCACCGTTCCCGAAGCGAATATCAACGCCGTCTATTGGGTGGTGAAGCGCCGGCTGGGGAATGGCACGTTCGTCCGCTACGTCGAGCGCATGGCCGAGCCCAAGCGCGACCTGGTGGACTACATCGGCCTGGACTGCACGTTGTCCACGGACAATCGCGTGTGCGGGGGCATCACCCTCGTCAACGAGTTCAATCCCGGCGTGCTACATGTGTCGTCGGAAGTGGGCGGCGGGACGTATTGGGACTACACCTGCACGCAGTACCCGCTGGCCCTGTCCGGCCATTCGACCCTGACCGGCATCAGCTGCTTCTCGCCGTCCAATGCGGTCGATGCGGCCGAGGCCAATATCTACGGGCAGGAAGGCGTGGGCGACGGTTTCGGGTCGTCCGGCGTGTTCAACATCGCGCTCGACACCTACACCGCGTTCACGAACAGCGTGGATTTCGGTGGCGTCGTACTTTGCCCAGGCACGGATTTCGGGTTCGGTTGCGGCGGCACGCAATCCAATATTTACAAGTACCGAATTTCGACCAAGGCACGGATCGCGCTGATTGACGCGACGACCGAACTCAATGGCGGCCCGGTCATCAACGCGGCTGGCACGTATATGTACGCCGCTTGCCATACCGCGTCCGGTGGCCCGAAGTACGTCAAGCTCAACACCACGTCCAATAGCTTCGTGATCCACACTGGCAGCGGCGCTACCGTGTCGGGCGCATCGTCGCAGCGCGGATGCCTGCTCAATGCCGCCGAAACCATCCTGTACATGAGCGGCAGCGCCACCCGCGCGATCACGTTGGGAACAGACGTTCAGCTTTGGGAGCACTTAGGCGCTCCGGCCACGTCGGGCCTTACCTTGTCCAAGGATGGCACGATCCTGTTCGCGTTCCCGTTCGATGGCGCGGAAACCGGCGTGCAGGTACTCAATGCCGCCACGGGCGCCCTCATCACGACCATCACGGTCAGCACGGGCCCGAAGTCCGGCGTACTCAGCGTCATTGGCGACAAGCTGTACGTGTCCTGCACGGCATCGAATCGCGTGTACTGCATCGACGTGGCGAGCCTGACCGTTGAGAATTACGTCGAAGTGCCTGGCGCAGCGGTCGCCGTCATCATCGGGGCGAATTTCCAATGAGCATCACCCTGACCGGCGGCTGGACCCCGGACGACCTGATTATGGTCGTGTCGGCCTCGGCCATCTTCTCGGCTTCCTCCGTGGGCGATGTGATTATCCTCGGCTACTACGAGGACGTGCCGCTGCGGGTCACCATCGAGCAGTACGTGACGGCCTACACGGCGGTCGGGCGCCCCAATTCCACGGTCGCGCCTGCCTACCAGACCACGCAGACCAGCTACGCCTTTGCGCACGACACGTTCACCGGCCTCGATCATCTGGAGGGGCTGACGGTCAATGCCTTGGCCGATGGTTTCGAGCAGGGTCCGTTCACGGTCACCGATGGCACGATCACGCTGAACCCGCCGGCTGCCGTCGTACATGTGGGCCTGCCCTACGACTGCGACATGGAAACGCTGGACGTGAATATCGTCGGCGGCGAATCCGTCGCTGGTCGCGCCAAGCTCATCAAGGAAGTGGTGGTGCAGGTGGTGGCCTCGCGGGACATCAGCGTCGGCACGACGTTCGATTACATGCGCGAGTACAGCCCGCTCCCGGTTGGCATGGGGCGCTTGCCGGAACTCACGACCGGCACGATTCGGGTCCAGGTCAGTAGCGAGTGGGGCATGAACGGGCGGGTCTGCATCCGTCATTCGAGTCCGCTGCCGCTGACCATCCTGTCGGTCATTCCGGACGTGCTGTTCGGTGGAAATTGAAATGCGCTACGCGGTCGAGTCGGACATTGCTGCGATTGCCGCCGATGCGCGGCAGGCCGATGTGGACGAGATTGCGGCGCAGGGCCGCACCGTGGTCGAGGCGATGACTTCGGGCATGGCGCTGGGCGATTGGTCGGCAACCGGACTCATCGACGGCGTGCCGGTGTGCATGTTCGGCGTTGTGCCGGCCAGCATCTTGTCCGGCATCGGGATTCCCTGGCTCATCACGACGAACAAGGTGGCGCGGCACGACAAGGTATTCCTGCGCCGCTGCCGTCCCGTGGTTGCCGCAATGCTGGCGAGCTACCCGCGCCTGTCGAACATCGTGGCCGAGGACAACACCGTGGCCCGCAAGTGGCTGGCGTGGCTGGGGTTCGAGTTCAAGGCGGAAACCATCGAAGTGAACGGCGTGACGTTCCGGCAGTTTCGGAAAGGAGAATTCTAGGTGGCAAAGCATTTCGTGGCGGTAGGCGCATGCCCCGCATGGGAAGCCGTGAAGGCTCGGAAGAATAAGGAGAACGTGTCACGTGTGACCCTCTGTCGCTAACCGTCGCCGCTATCGCCCTGACCGCTGGCGCAGGCTTGTATCAGGCCAACGCGCAGATACAGGCTGGCAAGTATCAGGGCAAGGTGGACGAGAACAACGCCCAGCTGGCCGACTACCAGGCCCAGAACACCGCGCTTGCCGGTTCCATCGAGGAAGAACGCCAGCGGGCCAAGGTCCGGCAGATGGTCGGTACGCAACGCGCCGCCTTGGCTGCGAACGGGCTGGACCTGTCGGAAGGCACGCCGCTCGATCTGGTCGTGGAAACCGCTGCGGTTGGCACCGAGGACGCGCTGAATATCCGCTACAACGCCATGCGCGAGGCGTGGGGCTACCGAGCGCAGGCGCAGGGCTACCGCGACAAGGCGAAATATGACCGCGCTGCGGGCCGTTCTGGTGCGTTTGGGACGCTCTTGACCACGGGCGCCACGGCGTTCGGCATGGCGTCGGCGGGCGGCCTGTTCGGCGGTGGCAGCGCCGCCACGGCATCGTCCACCCCGGCAGGCTACGGCGCCGGCTTCCTCGGCCCGCATACCGGAGCCTGACCGATGCCTACCGTTCCGCGTTACTCCATCGCCCAGGTCAGCCCGAGCGCCATTCCCGGTTATCGGCAATCCGACAATGGCGCCAACGCGGCCGACTTTGGCGACAACGTCGCGGCCGGGGTTGCCAATGTCGGCAAGGAGCTTTTCCAGTACGCGCAGGTGCAGCAGCAGAAGGCCGACGCCGCGAAGCTCATGGAGGCGGACAACCAGGCGTGGCAGGTCGAGCGGGATCTGTTCTACGACCCGACCAATGGCGTGTTTGCCAAGAAGGGGCAGGACACGTTCGGGGTTCAGGACACGGTATTCCCCGAGTACGACAAGCGCATTTCGTCGGTCGAGGCGGGGCTGGGGAACGATCGCCAGCGCCTGCAGTTTCGGGAAATGGTGGGTCGTCGCCGGCAGTCTCTGGAGCAGGCGACCCTGCGCCACGTTTCCACGGAAACAGACAATTTCTACAAGCAACAACTGTCGGCCACGGTCATCAACGCGCAGGACGAGGCGGCGGCGAACTACAACGACCCCAACCGTGTGCAACAGGTGATTGGCAACGTCCACGGCGCCATCGCTGCGGCGAATCCCGGCGAGCCGGACAACGTGCGGTCGATGCAGATGGCCGATGCGACCTCAAAGGTCCATTCCGCCGTGCTGGATCGTCTGGTGACCGAAAACCCGATGTCCGCGCTGACGTACTACACCGATCACGTGAAGGATTTCACGGCGGACGACCAAATCCGCGCCTACAACCTCGTCCGCCCGCAGGTGGACGATGCAGCGGCCCGTGCGACGACCAACGACATCCTTCTCCGGGGTGAGGCGGCGGTCAGCAACTCCAACGGGGACAAATCGGCAGCGGCCAGCAATCCGGCCATTGTGCAGTCGGATTTCCGGGCGATGGCGGCGGACTACGGTGCGACCATTACCAGCATGACGCGCACGCAGCAGCGTCAAGCCGAATTGGTACGGTCGGGCGCGACCAGTACGGTCAATTCCCAGCATGTCGCCGGCACCGCGGGCGATTTCGTCGTGCCGCCCGACAAAGCGGACGCTTTCATGGCCGACGCCAAGGCTCGCGGCTATCAGGTGGTGGACGAGCGCAAGAGTGGCGGCACCGGCCCGCATATCCACCTGGAACTGCCGCCCAGCACCGCGCAAGCTGCCCCGCCTGCGACTCGCGCCGAAGCGTTGGCGCTGGCGGACAACATTGCCGACCCGAACCGTCGCCGGGACGTTCGCGCCCGCATCAATGACCATTTCGAGGTCGTGGACGCCCAGCGGATCGAATCCGACCGGGCCACGCTGCAATCCATCTACACGAAAGTTTATGCCGCCCAAGGCACGGGCGCGGACTTGCGCAAAACCCTGTCGCCGGCCGAGTTCAACTACGCCGTCGCGCACAATCACGTCAGCGCCTTGCAGAACGCGTTGACCCACGGTTCCAGCCTGACCGGCGATCTGAGCCAGCAGGGCGAGATTGACCGCAATTTCTTCCTCGCCGCCAGTGGCCGGGGAAGTGCCGAGGACGTGGCCGCTGCCCGGAAATTCGTGGCCGAGTTCAACCCGTGGGACACGACCGAGTGGAACCTGACCGACGCCCAGCGCCGGCAGTACGCGGGAAAAATTGTCGGCTTCAAGCAGCACAACCAGACGATGATTGCCGACGAGAAATTCACCGGCAACATTGTCGAAGATGCCATGTTCAACACCTTCGGGTATCTGGAACACAAGGAAGGGTTGGACGCGGACGCGAAGTATAGCCAATTCCGCGCCACGTTGACCAACTACATCCAGGCGTACAAGGCCAACAACCAGGGCAAGCAGCCGTCGCAAGAGGACGTGCAGCGCATGGCCGACGCGCTTGTCCTGCCGACCGCTGACGGGCAGCACGTGTTCGAGTCTGGCCCCGGCTCGCAGGTGGGCGCTGAGACTCCCCAACCGACGCAGCCGGTCGTGATCCCGCCCGAAGTCGAGCAGCAGATCATCCAAGCCTTCCCGAACGCCACGCCGATTCAGCGCAGTCAGCTGTATCTCAAGGCCAAACTGGAAGGCCGGCTGTGACTGACGCCAACCCGTTCGTCGGCATGGACCCGAACGCCGCCCCGGACCCTGCTGCGCCGTACACGCCCGCCAAGCCCAAGGCCAATCCGTTCGTCGGAATGCGTGCGCCGTGGGATGATGTAGCTACGATCACCGCGGCGAAAGCCCGTCAAGCGCCGGTCAATCCCGACCAGTACGCCGAAGCCTCGCGCATTGCGCCACAGGTAGGCGTCCCGGTGCCGGTCGCTGCCCGCAACCTCGACCACGTGCGGCAGATCAAGCAGAACCAGGACATGCGGCAGTTTGCCGAAGCGCACGCCGCGGGCGGGTTGTGGCTGGCGCAGGGCGATCATGCGGCGCTGTCGCACGACGACCTCGACGCCATGAGCCGTATTTCGGTGTATGGCGGGGCGATCAACAACCGCTCGGGCACCGGCAATGCTGGCGATGCCTTCGCTCAGAACGCCGTGGCGAGCGTGGTGGATTTCCTGTCCATCGTTCCGAAGCTGGCCGGTGCCTCGGCTGGCATCTTCGGGACCGACGCGCAGGACGCCATTTTCCGCAAGTACGCCGACCCGATGGTGGCGTATGCCGACGCCTTGCGGCACTCTGCGCCCTCCCAAGCGCATCCGACAGCGGCCAAGACGGGCGACGTGGCCGGCACATTGGCGACGTTTGTTGCCGCCCCCGGTGCCGAAGCCCCGAAAGCCGGCGAACTGGCTGCGCCGTGGATTGCGAAATTCGTGGCCGACCCCCGCGTGCAGTCGTTCCTGACGCGCACCGCGCAATCGGCGGTCGAAAACCTGCCCCGTGCTGCCCTTGTATCGACCGCACAGGGAAGCGCCGCCGCGACCCGGCAGGCACAGGCGGGCGTTCCGTTGTCGCAACAGGAGGCCGCCTACGCAGTCGGTGTGCCGGCTGGGACGCTCGCCAACGTGGCCCCCATGTCCATCCCGGGCGGCAGGATCGCCCGTGCGCTGTCTGGTGAGGTCGTGGGCCTGGCCTTGAGTGCCGCCCATCAGGAGGCGCAGCACTTGGCCGCTCCGGGCGCTGTGGGGCCTGTAGAAGCGCCTGACTTCACCGACCCTGCCACCTACCTGCCGGCGCTGCTGGCGGTCGTATTCGGTGATCGTGGCCGCCCCGGTGCGTCCCCGCCGACACATGAGCAGGTAGACGCCGCTGCGGCTGCGTTGGAAAGCGCCTCGACCGTTCCCGATCGCGTGGCGACCGCCGCCCACAACGCCGAGCAGCTGGATCAGGTCATGCAAGCCGCCGCCGATTCCAAGCTGGGCGCTCGCTCGCCGGAACACTTGGCCGATTTCGTGAAAACGGTCGCGGACCATACCGTCTACCTACCCGTGGACAAGGTGGACGAGCATTTCCTGTCGCAAGGGCTGGACCCGGCGACGGAAGTGGACGCCATGACCGGCGACATCACCGTGTACGACAACGCGCAGAAAACCGGCACGCTGGCGATCCCGCTGGCCGATTACGCGATCAGCGGACAAGACCTTCATGCCGCGCTGGGCGAGGATGCGAAGCTGGACCCGGCGGGCATTGCGCCTTCGGAGATTCCGAACGTGTTGCAGGCTCATGAGGACGTGGTGAAGGCAGCGATGCCGGAGCCTGCCCCCGTGGCCGCTCCCGAAGTCGATCACGCCACCGTCATGCGCGAATCCGCGCAGACCGGCCAGCCGGCGCCGAATCTTGGCATTCCTGAGGCGCCGCCAGCGGTTGAGCATCCTGCCATCCTGTCGGACTCGCCGCCGACCGTGCCTGACTTCCTGAAAACGCTCCGCGAGGAAATCGGATGGTCGGTCATCCGTGGCCGCTTGCTGCGCGACGGCACGCTGGAAGATTCCCCGACTGGTCCCCGTGCTGCCGGCGAAGTGACTGGCCGGACCAAGTGGATCGGCAAGATTGGGCCGGATGGTCAGGAGTCGAATTTCTGGCGGATGCGCCCTGACCCGATCAGCGAGAAGCAGGCCCACGCCGCGCTCGACAAGCTCGCGGCCGGCGAGAAACTGAGCAAGCCAGAACAGCGGTTCATCGACTACGCGACCAAGTATGCCGAGGATCAGCTGGCCGAATACAAGGCCCAGGCGCAGGCCAACCCGGAGCATCAGACCCTGGCCGAACAAGCGGCATTGGCCGAGCTACGCGCCCAGCAGCGAGCCGAGGCTGACACGGGCCATGCCGTGCGATCGGCAGAAGGCACCAGCATCAAGAACGCCGTGACCGAGGCCGAGGCGGTGCGGGATGGAGTGGCGCAGGTTTACTCCGAACACGGCCCCGGCAACCGTGCGCGGTTCGATGCCGCCGTGGCTTACGCGCAAGCGCATCCGGGCGCTGGTCGCCGTCTGACGGAAACGCTGCTCGCCAGCCCGCGTCCCGTGTCCGCCGACGAGCATGTGGCGCTGAACGTGGACCGCATCCGCATCTACAACGAACTGGCCGCGGCTCGCCATGAGGTCGAGAACAAGGCCGGTAAGACGCCCGCGCAGCAGGCCGCTGACTTGGCGAACGTGGAAAACATCGAAGGCCAGCGCCGCGACAACGACCTGGCGGCACGCCGTTCCGGCTCCGCCGCCGCCGACAGCTTGCAGGTTCGGCAACTGTTCGCCTCGCTCGACTACCGACTGGAAAGCATCCTGCAACGGGCCGAGAACGCTCGCGGCAAGAAGCTGGACCCGGAAGTGACGGCCAATGCCAAGGAATACGCGGACAAGATTGTCGAATTGCAGTCGCAGCTTGACGCCATCCATCAGGCCAAGGCCAAGCCGAAAGGGCCGAAAAAGTCCGTGGATGAGCGCGTACAGACTCGCGTGAAGGCCCGCATTGTCGAACTGCAGGCCACCATTGCCGAACGACTCAAGGCGTGCCCGGTATGAGCGCGAAATGCACCCCGCAATTCAATCAGGAAACCCGCGACCTCCTGCGTCAGCAAAAGGATCTGGAGCGCATCGCCAAGGGTGCGGAGTCTGGCGACTTCACGAAGGCCATGCAGGCGAAAGCGCACGACCTGATTGACGAGGGCAAGTCTGCGGCGGAAGTGCTGGCCGGCGTGCATGAGTACATCAATCAGTACGTGCCGCATACGGAAGCCGAAGTGCTGTCTGCGATCAACAACAGCAAGCGGGCCGCGCCGACCAAGACCGAGGCGTCTATCCGGCGGACGCAGATTGCAGCCGAATTGCGCGACTTGGAGGAAATTTCCAAGACCGCGCCCGAGCCGAATCCTGGCGCCGACAAGAACGCCCGCCAAAGGAACAATGTCGCCCTGCGTGAGCGCCAGCTGGAAGATGAAATCAATGCGCTTTCCAACGACATCACGCGCGTTAGCAGCGAACCCGTCACGGGCGGGCGCATTGCGGAACTGACTGCCGAACGCGACAAGCTCAAGTCGCAGATTGACAATCCTGCGGAACGTGCGGATGCCGCTGCTCAGGCGCTTATCAAGGCGAGAATTGCCGAGATTGAACGCCAACTGGCGGGAGGAAAGCCGGAAGGCAAGCGCCAAGGCGCGGATTCCGAAGCTGTCGCCAAGCTAAAAGCCGAGCGCGATGCCAAGCAGGCGGAACTGGACGCCTCCCGCGCGGCGCGTGAACCGACCGAGGAAGATCGGAAGGTCGCGCAACTTGAGAAGCAACTCAAGGACTTGCTGGAAGGCAAGAAGCCCAACGGCCCGAAGCAAGACCGGCCCGACACGGAGCGCATCGCTGCCGTTCGTGCTGAATTGGAAGCAGCTCGCGCGGCGCGTGACGCGGCCAACAAGAAACCGCCCATCGACCCTGCCGATACCTACAACAAGGCCCGCCAGACCGCGCTACGCAAGCAGCTGGCCGAACTGGACCGCCGCATCCGTGAAAACGATTTTGCCAAGCCCGAGCCGAAACCCAAGCCCGAGCCGAACGCCGAAACCATGCGCCTGCAGTCGGAATTGAACATTCTGCGCAACAAGGCCGACGCGCTGATCGCCCGCCAGAAGGCCAAGAATCGCAGCCTGCCACGCAAGATCGCCGATCTTGTTACCGACATACACCTGGCCGTCATCCTCACCTCCGTCCACGTGTACGAGAAACTGGCGGCAGCGGTTGGCTTCCGTGAAGCCTCCACGCTCATGCAAATGGGCGTGATGACCGTCGCCAAGAATGTCCACGGCATCGAAAAGTGGGCGAACCTTGCGCCGCGTCATGGCACCGGCCTGTCGCTGGATGCGCTCCGGGCTAGGTATGCCGGCGTGGATATTGGCGACGTACATGCGGGCGGCGTGGGTGGCATCCTGCCGGGCATGAAGCGGCAGATGGTGGAAGGCTCGAACTGGCAGGAAGCCGCGTTCGGCGGCAAGGGCGGCACCAGCGACGAGTTCGCTGGTTACGCCGGCACCTTGCACGAAGCGTTGAAGGAACGGGACTACTGGCACGCGGCCAAGATCGTGCTTTCGTGGCCGGGCCGGACGCACTCCGTTGTCAAGGAAGTGGCCGTGCAACTTGAGTTCCCGATGGCCTACCACCTGGAGGACGCGCACCTGCGGCAGACGTTGGCCGACAAGGGCATGAAGCCGGCGCAGATTGACGAGTTCCTGTCGCGTGAATCCACGCGGGCCATGATTGGCGCGAAGGCACTGGATTTCAGCTTCGAGGCGAAGAACCAGGAAAAGGTCGCGGCAGCGGAGATTGCCAACCGCCTGATTGCCGACTTCGACCGGCACGGCGTGGGCGGGCAGATTGCCGCGTTCCTGCTGCGCAACTACTTCCCCATTCGCAAAATCGGCATCAGCATCGCCAAGGAAGGCACCAGCCTGACGATCGGCGGCATCAAGGCGTTCGTGCGGGCGCATGGCAGCGACATCAACGACACCGACGCGGCGCGGTTGCAGGCCAACGCCGAATACATCAGCAAGAACATTGCCAAGCAGGGCGTCGGGTTGGTCGCGTTGGCCGTGGCCGCGATGGTGCAGGCGTACTTCCCCAACGCCATCGGTGGCGTCCCTGGCGCTGGCAAGAAAGACAAGGACGCCAAGACGAAAGAAGGCACGGCCAAGGTGGGGGATACCGATATTTCCGCCGCCATGTTCCACTCGCCGCTCGCCGCTCAGCTGCAACTCGGCGCCAGTGTCTACAAGCTCTACGAAAAGGACTACGGCAAGGAAGCCGCACCGCAGGCGTTTCTGGATGCCGCTGCAGACGCCTATGGCGCCCAGCTGGCCCACACCATCACGTACATCGACCAACCGCTGCGGACAGCGGCCACCATTCAGTACGGGCGCGGGCAGGGGCGCGTGGGTCCGGGCTTGAATCAGGTCGCGGGCGACATGATCCGCAATTCGACCGTCCCGCTGATGCTGCAGCAGTACGCGGCTTGGCGCGATCCCTACAAGAAGTTCCGCAAGCCTCAGAACATCGCCCAGGACATCGCGGTCGGGATTCCGGGCTTGCGCGAACGCGTGCCGAAAAAGAAGCCCCGACGCTAACCCCCGCCATCCGTTGACCCCGAACCCGCTCCGGCGGGTTTTTTATTGGAGCGTGCCATGACCTTGCTGACTGCCTATGCCCCCATCGAGTACGCCGGCAACGGCACAACGGTCGATTTCGTCACCGGATTCAAGTTCTCGGCCAATTCGCAGCTGGTCGTGACGTTGGTGGATGACGCCACCGACATCGGCACTGTCCAGACGATCACGACCGAGTACACCGTGGCCGGGCGCAACACGCCCACGGGCGGCACGGTCACGATGCTGACCGCGCCTGCCTCCGGCAAGACGCTGCGCATCGAGCGGGTCACGTCGCGGACGCAGGAAAAGGACCTTCGCATCCAGTCGGCGTTCAATCCCGAAGTCATCGAAATGATAGTCGACGAGGTTGTCCAGATGCTGCAGGAATTGGAGTACGCGACCGAAACGGTCCTGCTCACCGGCAGCGCGGTCTACGATCCGGCGTCGCTCAACGATGGCGCGGGTGTCACCACGACCGTTACCGTGACCGGGGCGGCGTTGGGCGATTGGGCGCAGGCCAGTTTCAGCCTGGACCTGCAAAGCGTCCTGCTATCGGCCTACGTGTCGGCGGCGAACACCGTGTCCGTGCGCTTCCAGAACGAAACGACCGGCACCGTGAACCTGTCGAGCGGGACCATCAAGGTTGTCGTGCGGCCGGCGGCCTGACATGGACTTGCACCAGCTTGCACTCGTTCTGCAAATCCTGGGATTGGCGGCTGGCGCGTGGGTGTCTGTAAAGGCGTTCGGGAAATGGATTTGGCCTGCCTTCAAACGGTTCTGGTCAGTGATTGCCTGCGCGTGGGATCGACTAAGAGTTGTTTGGCATTTGTTGGAAAAGGGTCTGCCGGCGCTTACTACTGAAATTGCCGAAATGCGCACGACCATCAATACGATGTCGGGGAAGATTCTTGACGTTCCGCAGCGGTTAGATGGATTGACCAAGCAGGGGCAGGAACGTAAAGAACAAGTCAAGATGATCGGCGACCAAGTAGGTCAGGTCGTTCGCCAAGTCGCCATCATCGGCAGCACGGTACGGGCGCAGAACAACGCCAACCCCAGCGTGGCGACCTTCAAGCTAGACCATTCCGGCAAGTGCTTCGAGGTAAATCGCACCTTCTGCAAGTGGGTTGGCCTGTCTCCACCTGACCTGACCGACTGGCGCTGGCTGGCGACCGTGCATCCCGATGACCGGGATCGAGTGCGTGGCGAGTTGGTCGATTGCATCCACGACGCAATCCGCTGGCAGTCGAAATTCCGCATGGTTGCATTGAGTGGCACGTCGTTCGATGTCGATGGCAGCGCCGACCCTATCCCCGACGGAGCGATTCCGGCCGAACTTTGGCAGGGCCAAATCTATCGCTCCATAGCGAACATCGCGGCATGACCGCCAAGCCGACCGTCGAACTGCCGGTTGTCACCGAGGACAAGAAACCGGGCTGGAAAGAAAAACCCAAAGGCGGCCTGTTCGCGCTGGCGCTCATCTGCGCCGGTATCGCCGCGGCGTTGGCGCCCAGCGAGGGCGGCCGACGCCTGGACGTGTACCGCGACAGCGCCGGCATCCTGACCGCCTGCACTGGGATCATCGGGCCGGTCGTCAATGCTCGCGGTTTCGGCGGCAAGTTCACCGAGGACGAGTGCAAGGCGCTGGAGTCGGCCTACCTCGCCAAGATGGTGACGGCCATGCAGGCGTGTGTTCCGTCGCCAGTCCTGCACGAAATGACGTACGGCGAGTGGATCGCCTTCGGGCACTTTTCGTATCAGGCAGGCAACGGGGCTTTTTGCCGCTCGACTCTCGCAAGAAAGCTTGCTTCTGGCGACCATGCCGGAGCGTGCCGAGCAATGGCTAGCTGGACCTACATAACCGTCAAAGGCGTGAAGGTGAATTGTCGCGACCCAAATAATCGTTGTCGCGGGATACCTAAGCGCAGGGATATGGAGGTTTCGATGTGCCTGGATGCGCTGCCATGATCGAAGCCTCGCGCCTGCACGAAATTTTCACCTTGTCCGATGATGGCCGTCTTTTCAGAAAGCTTGGGGGTCAGGAAGTAGGCACGAAAAACGGGGCTGGATACGTCGTCGTTCGTGTTGGCGAGAAAGTGTTGTACGTCCACAGGATTGCTTGGGCCATGACTCACGGTAGCTGGCCTATTGGATCTATCGACCATATCAATTGCACGCCTAGTGATAACAGGCCGTGCAACTTGCGGCAAGTGTGCCAACAGACCAACGCTGAGAATCAAAGGCGTCCGCAACGGCGCAACGCTATCGGGCTGCTTGGCGTTACCGCGAAGCGCAATAAATTCAGGGCAACGATAGTCGTAAACGGTAAGCAGATGTCGCTTGGGGCCTATTCAACACCCGAACAAGCCCACGCCGCCTACGTGGCTGCAAAACGAATCCACCACAAGGGATGCACCTTATGAAACAGCTACGTGTTCGCTGGGCGGTCCATCCGACCAAAGGCGTCTTTGGTTGGGTCGTGACCCGCAAGGAAGTCGAGATTCGCCGGTTCCTGTTCAAGTACAAGGCCGTGGCGTTCGCGGTCGATCAATGCAATTTCGACCTGACCGAATACGACATTCATTCCGAACTACTGATTTGCGGCCGGGATGGAAAGATCAAGGACGCGCGCACCTACGGCGACGATCCAAGGGGGATAAAGGGATGAGCATCCTGTCGAAATTCCCGATACCGCTGTGGCTCAAGGTCACGATTGCGTTCTTCCGAAGCATTCCGCTTTGGGCCTATGCCGGCGCTGGCCTGCTCGTCCTGTTCGGCATCTTCCGCCACCACTACATCGCGGTCGGCGTCGAGCGCGAACACGGCAAGACCGTGAAGGAACATGCCGCCCTGGTTGCGCTGCAGGGCCAGTTCAAGGCGTACCGCCAGCAGGCCGAGGACGCGGCCAAGAAAGCCACCTCTGCCGCCAAGGCCGCCGAAAAAGCCCAAGCCAATAGCTTTGCCGCTGCCGCCGTACAACTGAAAAAGGATCAAGCCAATGCCATCGCCAAGAAAGACCGCGTTATTCGTGACCTTCGCTCTGGTGCTTTGCAGCTGCGCCCAGAATGGACGTGTCCGGCCACCGCCAGCGCCGGCCATCTGCCCGAAGCCGCAGGCAGTACCGGCATCCGTGATGCAACCGCCGAACTACGAGCAGCGGGCGCGGGAAGCATTGTTCGTATCGCCGCCGACGCCGACGCCCAAGTAACGGCGCTGCAGTCAATCGTATTAGCTTGCCAAGGAGTGTCGCCATGACCATTCAATTGCTCGTCCTGCTCGTACTCGCCCTGACCATGCTGGTCCTGGGCGCCGTCAAACAGGAGTTTCGTAGTTCCGGCTACTGGTTCCAGGCGACCGTGGCCGTGGCGATCCTGTTCTATTTCGGGCTGAGGTTGGCGTAGCCGTAATGGCAAACAAGGAACGCCAGCGACTTGTGTTGGACCAGCGCGACGGCGACGACATGGAGGCCGGCTGGCGCAACGATCAGGTCAAGCAGGACATCCAGACGGCGGCTGACATCGCAACAGCCGTCGCAGCGATTGTCATTGATTCGATCGCCGACGCGGACACGACGCACGCGCCAAGCCGCAACGCCGTATTCGATGCGCTGGCGCTAAAGGCCCCGCTGGCATCGCCTACGTTCACGGGCGACCCGAAAGCCCCGACGCCTTCCCCTGGCGACAACGACACCAGCATCGCCACGACGGCCTTTGTCGCTGCCGCTGTCACGTCCGGCACCAGCGGCCTTGCCTCCACGTCCTACGTTGATGCCGCGGTGGCTGGTCTGTCGTGGAAGCAACGGGTACGCGCCGCCACGACCGGTGCCGGAACGCTCGCCAGCAGCTTCGAGAATGGCGACGCCCTCGATGGCGTAACGCTGGCGACGGGCGACCGCATCCTCATCAAAGACCAGGCCAGCGGTGCCGAGAATGGCATCTACACGGTCAACCCTTCCGGCGCACCGACGCGAGCCACGGATGCCGACAGCGGCGCCGAACTGGTCAACGCCTCCTGTTACGTGTCGGAAGGCACGGCGAACGCCGACACGCAATGGACCTGTTCGACCAATGCGCCGATCACGGTAGGCGTTACGGCCCTGGTATTCGTGCAGCTTTCGACCAGTGGCGGTCAAGCGGCCATCCAGTTCAAGGACGAGGGCAGCAATCTCGGAACTAGCGGCGGAATAACGGTCGTTGATTTCGTCGGCGCTGGCGTTACTGCCACCGAATCCGGCGGTGTTGTCACGGTCACCATTGCCAGCGGCAGCGCCAGCACGGCAGTCGTAGGTAGCGTCATCCAACATGTCGTCGTGACCAGTAGTTCGGCCTACTCCAGCACGACTGCCGTTCCATACGATTCCAGCAAGCCGCAAAAAACCGAGGGCGCTGCCTTTCTAAGCGGTACGATTGTCCCACTGGAAGCTGGCTCGAAATTGAGAGTCCGTCTGTTCACCCCATATATCTGCGCCAATGCCGCGCTCACTTGCGTAACTGCGCTGTTTCGGGACGCTGGCGCTGACTGCATCACCATGCAGTCAACAGCCACTCCCGGCAACGAATACACCGAACCAGCGCCGCTGGAATGGGAGGACGCAGCGGGGTCCACGGCAAGCACTCAATTCGACACGCGCTTCGGTTCCAACTCCGGCGGCTTTGTCGGAATCAATCGCGGCAACAGTAACGCTACGCTGTACGGAAACGCCGGTATTTCCAAGCTGGAGATTGAGGAAATCAAGCAATGACCGCCGACAAGCCTGACCTCCATTTCTGCTTCCTGTACCTTCTGCCCGGCGCCAGCTGCGGTATCGTGGACAACGACTACGAGCGAGTCGAATGGATGGACGAACGGCCCATGCCAAGCGAGGCAGAAGTGGCCGCCGTCTGGCCGATCGTCAAGGCGCGGATGAAAGCCGAGGAATGGAACCGAGGCATCAAGAAGCAGCTGGACGCACTCGATGCCGATAAGCTGGCCCGCGCACTGAGCGAGGCGCTGCTGGGTGACAAGACGCGCCTGGAAGCCCTGGAAGCCATCAAGGCGCCGCTGCGGGCGCAACTCCGAGCAATGCCAGGCTAGCCACCTGCCTACCCACGGGGCGGCTCTTGGCGATAGTTCGGAATGACCACGCGCTCGCCCTTCCGGTTGTTACATGGCCGGCAGACGACCTTGTAATTGCGGGTGTCGTTTGCGCCGCCAAGCACCCGAGGGATCACATGGTCAACGGTTCGGTTGGCCTTGTTCAGAACGCAGCCGCGCATTTTGTATCCCTTCATCCTCGGTATTACTGGGCGACCGTCATGCTCCTGCCGGTAGCGCACCTACCCCCTCCCCTCTGCGGCGTCGATGGCGGCGTTCGGATCACGGGTGAAGTGTCGGCGCAGGCCACATTTCTTGCATTGCTCCCAACCGTGAACCGTCTGTATGGAATACCCGTATCCAACAGGGACAGCTTCCAGATCGCCAACGGTTTCCCACTCGTGGATTGGGATTGACTTGCAGGATATTTCAGCCAGTGCCTTGCGTTGGTTTTCTGCATCCCGCCTGCACTCGGCCAGCTCTGCTTTGTAGCGTTCGCAACCTTCCGCTTCGGCATCGCGCTGGGCTTCCAACTGTTCGATTACGTTCTCAAGCCCAGCCACCCTCTCCACCAGCGCGGGCAGGGAGGTGCGGACGTAATTGCAGGCGGCGGCAAGGTCATCGTATGCCCTTCCTGCATTGCTTACCAACTCATCACGCATGGGCCATCGCAGTTCGCCACACTCACCGCCGGGATCGGTAGTAATTGCACAGGTTCCTTCACCGAAGGCGCCTATTGGCTGCGCTGCTATTGCATCACGCAGGCTTAGAATTGTCGCCAGCGCATCATCCAATTCCAGCGCCATCAACTCGGGAGGGGTCATGGAAGTTTGTCCTTGAGCAGTAGTGCGGTCCCACACTCGGGATATGTGCCGGTTTCCGCAATTAGTTCAACACGATCAAGGACACGATCCTTGTCATATCCAAGTTTCGCCTTGTCCAGTCTTTCCCGAAGCATCTGATATGCCTCATCAGCGTTAGCAGCAACAACGTAGGCAATCCCATGAACTACATTGGACGTGCTGTACGTCATGCCTTTGCAAGTAACCTTAAAGAGTTTCATCGAAGATTCCTCAACTCCACTGCGAGGGCGAGTAGTTCGTCGGCGCATTGTTCAAGAATATGCGGCGCTATTAATGAGTCTGTACGACCGGCCATGTTTTTCCACTTCTTCTCCAACGCCTCCAACTCATCCGCAGCGTCGGCGGCGAGGATGAGGGGCTTGCTTGACCCATCTTCGTCGTGACATTTGTTCTTACTGACACTTGTCTTGTCTCGATAAGTTGGGTCAGACCAGTAAACGATGTACCCGATGACCTTCATGGCTGCACCCCGTACTTGCGTTCTTGTTGAAGTTTCCACTGTGCTGACTTGTTCGGTTTTGTCGGCTTGGTTTCATCGAGAATCAGCAGGGAACAAGTTACCCACGGATTCCACCAATAGAACAGGCGAGTAATCATGGCTGCACCTGGAGGGCGGTAGCCAGCTTGGCCTTCTCAGAGTTCCATGATGGCCCTGTGTAGTGAAAGTTGTGTGCATGCAAGAACGGCCAGATACTTTGGTATTGGCTGTCTGCCTCAATCTTGTTCAACTTCGCAAGCAAGTTCCTAGCCGCCTCATCCACCCCAGCGCCAGCGACCGGAGCGGGGTGTTTGTCCCAGGCGCAAGGGCAGTCAGGCAGATTCAGATGCCGGGCTATCGCATCAGCAATAGTTAGTCTTGAATCATCATCTGGTGAAGTGCTGGCGTAGATTTTCTGTGCCAGTGATTCCATTTCTGTACTCAGTTTATCGCTCATGGCAGAGATCTCCATTCAGTAGGTTTGTGCCAAAACTCGGAATTGAAGGCTTTTCCAAAACCTCCGCACCATTCGTCTCCTTTCCAGTAAACAATCTTCACACCATCGAAGGGACGCCACTGGCAAAAGGTCTCGGAGTCGTCCGCCCAGGAGCCTCCACGAATAAGGATGTGTATTCCATCTTTGGGTGCGGATTCGATAGGTCTCCATCCTTCCGCCCCCTGTTCCTGCGCCTGTAGGCGGTCGGCCCAGCTACGAATCAACTTGGCAAGCGATGGACCATAACCGTCCTCGTCCATCTGTTCGGCGCAATCTCGCATCTCCTGCACAATGTCATTCATGGCTTTCTCCATGGCCAATTCCTTTCTTCACTATCTTTCGGTAGTGGCTGTTTTTTGGTTGGTGATTTCTTCTTAGCCATCACTCCCCCTCCTGCTTGGGTTGGTAGACGTAGGTGCCTTCGGGCATGTCGCTAGGATCACGGCTTGTTGCGGCGATTACCATTCGACCAGCGCCTAGCACAAGCTCCACACTCGCCCCGCTCGGGGCGGGGTGGGCAAAGAGTGGGCGATACTCAACCTTCCATCGCCCTATTGTCTCTGGCCGATCTTCACGAACCCATTCTGCCCACTGTGATTTTTTGTCGGAATCGGTGTGCTGAATCCGATACTGCCAAGCCACAGCCTCCCCCTGCTGCTGGAGGCGGTCGGCCCTGGCCTGATAGCCAGCGGTAAACCAGTGGCGGGCATTGTTCTTTTCTTCCAGCCCATAGCGGTAACTGCCGTCTGTAAAGTAGGCGTCGAAAGCTTCGTGCATCTCCCGCACAACGTCATTCATGGCGATCCTCCTGCTTGGGTTGGTAGACGTAGGTGCCGAGATTAGCCACGATCATGAAGTTCTGCCGTGGTCAGTTCCCTAACGGTTAGCTGCTGGGCGCTGTGAACGTAGTCCTCATGTGAATCACCTTCCTTCACCAGAACGGCAAGTTCACGTCCATTGACTTCTATCAGTACCGGAATGTGCGGCTGTACGAGAGTAATTTTCACTTTGGTAGTCATGACTTCTTCTCCTGTTGAATGATGTCGGTTCCTGCGAAAGCCGCCGTTCGTGCAGCGTCGCCAGACCAGACAACAGTTTCGCCGTCTCGACGCTTTGCCCAATCCGATTGATAGTAACGGACGCACTGACGGAGCAATGCGCCATACGAAAGGTCTTGCGCTTCCATCAAATCTGCAATGGCAGCCCGTTCCTTTTCGCTCCATTCCACACTCGCCCCGCCCGGTGTGGGGTGGAGGGCGGCTTTGCCGATTCTTGTAAGTTCTCGAAACCAACCCCGATGCAATGCCATGCGCTCCCATCGCGGCGAACTTTTATCTTCCACCATTCTTTCTCCAACCCATCTCGGCCGCAGGTATTGCAAGCCATGGTGTTTCCGTAACGGAACGCATGGCCGCTACATCCTTCGTGAGAATGGTGAAAGTTGTGAATGTAAAATATCTTCCCGTCTTCAATCATTCCGTCAGCCAGAGACCAACCCGCATACAGTTGTCGGTCACGCCTTTCATGTTCGTACTGGAATGCTTCGGCGTAGCTATCTCCGCTGATTCGCCTATTGAACCCAGCAATCGCAGAGCCGCCACCGGAAATGACATCTTGTCCGTATTGGAACTTCTCGCTCATTTCATTTCTCCTTCGGGCGTGCGGGTAGGGGCATCCAGTGGGTTGGCTTTAGCCAGGCTGCGTTTCCGTACGGGTGCTAGGTCCGTAAGTCACGCGATAGGATGACCGCGTACCATTTGTCTGCCTGCATATTGTAGAATCCCAGTGTTTTCCCGGCAGGGCATCTGCCATCAGCAAGCCAAACAATGCTGGTATCCCTTGGCGCAGTCTCAATCGGCTGCCACTCCTGCCTGCAATACGCCGCAATCGCGGCTTGGGCGACGGCCATGACCTGATCTGCTGTGTATGCGTCTACGCAGAAGTCGATTCCGTCCGGGGTGCGATAGATTACTTGGCCTACAGGCTCCGGCAGCGGCACCTCGGAGATTGCTTGTGTGATGGCGGGGGAGGTGTTCATGCGATTCCTTTGGTGTCGCAACAATCAAGTCGGGACGGACCACAATTGCGCCTGTCGATGTCAGCTTGAAGGGTACGTTCGATGGTTGTTTTCGATCTGTAATTCCGGACTACTAATTCAACGCTAGCGTTCGCAAGGTCGTTGATGCTCTTGATGGTGTACGGACGATTCGTCCACGAGCAACGCAGGCTTTCAAGAAACGACCGACGCTCAGGCGACATTTCCCTCTCCTAGTGCGAGTGCTTGGCGGGCGGCAGACATTGATGTATCAAAATACTTAGGCCACGTAACCGCACCATCGGGGTCATTAGAACTAGCAAAATAGTTATTAACGTCGTCGTGGAGGTATGCCAACGCCTCCCTCAGCGCAGCCTCCCGTGCGTACAGGGCGACGATGGCGGTGCGGGCTTGATCTAGCTCTCGCGTGCTGGGAGTTTCGCCATTACGAATGGCGTCAATAGCGACCCTAAACACCGCCAGCACTTCCTCCTGCGTCATTTGGTTGTCGCCGGACGGTTGGACAACCATCGCCTTCCTCAGCTCATCCCGCCACCAGTATGGCCCACGGTCAGGCCTAGGCTCACCGAACCAGTGTCCGTCGAATGAGGCCTCGCCCAAGAGGTAGGCAAGAATGGCGCGGGCTTCGGGGTGGGTGGCGGTCATGCTGTTTTCTCCCATCTAAATTTCGATTGTCCGATCACTTCCTGCCATTCGCGTCCGGGCCTGTTTTGCCAGCCTTTCGCTTTGCCTGGGGTAGTGCCGACTATTTGCCATCCGGCACCGCGCAGCGATGCGCCGGACTCGGTTTGCAGGGTGTACGTGACAAGCGTTGACCAGCCCAAGGCGCTAGCTGCTTTCCATGCCCGCGAGTACAGAAACGAGCAAGCGCCCTTCGGTGCGGTAGCCATTACGCAGCAGCGGGTCAGTTCCAGCGTCGAGCCATCGTCCAAATGTCTGGCTATCGGACGCCCGCAAATGGCTACCCCGACCAGTTGCTCACCATCGGATGCACCTATGGCGAACACGTAACCAGTCGGCGGCTTGTTGTGCCGATGGAAGTTCCTGACGAACTCCTGCGCCTCATGCAGCCCAACGGGGACGATAGACAGACTCACGCTGCCAATTCCAACTGCATCGGCGGCACCGTCACCCACTCCACCCGATGCCCGCTAATCGGACACGGGGCCTTGAAGGTCCGCACCAGTTCATTGCGCTCCAATAGTTCGTTGACGCGTCCAGATACCGTGCCAGTCTGCATGTTGAGCGCCGTGGCGATTTCTAAGCGCGTGCAGGGATGATGGCCGCGGACATAGGACAGGATGCGGGCGCATTGCTCGCGTGTGTCCAGGGTGTGGAAGACATCAATGCTGGTGGAAGTGGCGGTCATGCTGCCCCCGGGACGTGCAACAGTTTCTTGGCTTTCGCATAGGCGGCTATCGCCTCATCTTTTGAGTCGTAACGACCAACATTCGTGATTCGATAGTGCCGACAGATACTGACCTTCCACTTCTGCCGCGCTTTGTCGAACGTGACCCCAAGCGCTCCGCTTGCGTTGTCCCTGTGCGGGCGGCGCTGATTTTGAAGATTTTCGGATTGACTGCCGTTTCTCAGGTTTAGCCAGCGATTATCGGAGCGGTTAGCAACAGGACAGCATCCCGCTGAGCCAATGTGGTCCACTATTCGCGGCCATTCGCCGGTCATGTAGAGAAACGCAAGGCGGTGGGCTCCGTATCGCCGACCATCCAATCGAATATTCAGATAATGGTCGGTGGTATTAACCGTCCCCAGGCGCTTGCCGAGGTAGGCGCGCCCACGGGCGACGATGCTTGTGAATATCCCGGTGTCGGGATCGTAGCTGACCAATTCTTTTAGGCGCGACTGTGTAATCACTCGGAGCCCTCCAAGAACCAACGTGGGTCAGGCGCTGCTATGAATATTCCGCATTCCGCCGCCAGCCTTTCCACGTAGCCGTAGAAGGCCGAAAACTCCACCACGCCTAGAACGTCCTTGTTCCCGTTCTCGTCCGTTGTCGTCGTCCGTAGCGGCTGGCGATAGGTTCGCCCCAGGACGGTCAATGTCCGCTCACCGAAGTACCGACAACACATATCCCGGTGCAGCTTTTCCAGTTCGTCGCGGCCAGACAGCCCGGTTTCGGCGGCAATCACCTTGTAGGCGTGGCCGAATAGCGCCTTGTTCTGCTGGCTGGACCGCTCGGCCTTCTCGCGCTCGACCATCACCGTCAACGGCTTGCCCGGATGACAGGAATGCAGGAACCGACTCAGCGCCTCGATGGCGTTGGTGCGATTGGTGGGCGGAATGGAAACGGCGGTCATGGGCTAGAAAGGCAAGCTGTCATCGTGGAAGTCATCGTTCGTAGGCGCTTTCCTGGCGGGCTTGTCCTGACTGCTGCCTTGCGGTTTCCAGTCGTCAACCGCCGCGTAATACTTGCCGCCCTGCGACACCTTGAGGTCAAAGTTCGTGGACTCATGGCCCGCTGCTATCCGGGCTTTCAGGAAGTCGATCAGTTCGGCGTTCTTGATCCAGCCTTTCGCCTTCACGTACTCCGGGGCCTTTTCGTTCGGGGCCTTAAAGTTCATGCCCGCAATGAATTGAATGTCGCTCATGCTGCCTTTCTCCTTTCGGCTTCTTTCTTGAGGGCGCTGCGGATTTCGGACTCCGTCAGCAGTAGGTTCAGGCCGGCCTTCTCGTCGTTATCGAGGGCCTGCTTCTGCACGTAGTCGAAAGCTCCGGCAACGTCGCCGGCTTCGATGAAATCGCGGACAGTGGTGGCGATGTTCTGCAAACCAATCTGCGTGGCGGTGTCCAAGGCTTCCCACACGCCGTCGCCGGGGTGCGCTCCGACCGTTAGCCCTTGCAGCTTTGCGAGGTAACCGGCAGGCGTGGCCCAATTCGGCAGCGTCGGGTCTTTGTCCCACTTGCCGTATTCGTCAATCGCCACGTAGGGCGACGGCAGGCCGTACAGGTAGCGCCCGATACCCCAAACGACAGCGGCTCGCTTGAAGGCGTCGGAACATTTGCCCTTTTCGGCTTCCACTTGGGTATCGCCCGCGCCGTTTGCCCGCCACAGCCATTCGCCGTTGATGCGCAGGCCGACCTCGCAGATCAGCAGATCCCCCACGGCCAGCGAGTAGCGGCATTGCCACTCGCCAAACCCGCAGGCGTCGTCCAGCCGCTCCATCACGTCGCGGGCGTCGATGTAGGCGAGCAGGGCGGCTTTCTTGCCGTCTTTCGTCTTGCGCCCGATGCGCCAGGAAATGGCGGATGGCGGGAACGGCTGCTCTAGTCGTTGTTGCAGGCTGAGTTCCATGCGGCCTCCCGTGTCACGTTGCGCTGGTGATCCGCCATGTAGGCGTAGCGATTGGTGGCTTCTTCGTAGACCTCGGCCTCACTCGGCTCGCGGCCCTCGGATTCAAAGAACGCGCCGGCAATGGCGTCGTAGTCGTCGGGGTCAAGTTTCACTTTGCGACTCTCCTCAGTGGGGTAACCTGGGCCAACTTCGGCCCCATGCGGACGCGCTGCTTAATGCGCTGCCCGGCCATGTATCTGTGTTGGTACGCCGCCTGATCCATCGCCCTCACCAGCGCCGACCGGACGAAGTAATCGGCCAGCCGCTCAACCTCGCTGTCGTACACAGTGAAGATGGCAAGCGTGGTCAGGTCGGGGCGGTAGTGGTCGATCACGCGAGCCGATCCAACGCCGCGAACAGGGCGTCGCGTTCTTGTTTCCAGGCGGCGGACCTGGCGGACCAGGCGGCGGACTCGGCGGACTCGGCGGACCTGGCGGACCTGGCGGACCAGGCGGCGGACTCGGCGGCGGACTCGGCGGACTCGGCGGACCTGGCGGACCAGGCGGACCAGGCGGCGGACTCGGCGGACTTGGCGGACCTGGCGGACCAGGCGGCGGACCAGGCGGCGGACTCGGCGGACTCGGCGGACCTGGCGGACCAGGCGGACCAGGCGGCGGACTCGGCGGCGGACTCGGCGGACTCGGCGGACCTGGCGGCGGACTCGGCGGCGGGAAGCTCGCACACGTTGCCGCCTGCGGCAGCTTCGTGCGCTCGCCTGCCGATTTCCAGCGCCGAGATTACCTGCGCGATGGCGTCATGTACCTGCTGCGGGTGCTTGGCCTCCAGCACCTTGCGCTGCGTTTCCAGCATCCGGTCGATTCGCGCAATGGCGATCCAATGCGGGACCGGCGTCAGGTCAGCCCCGAGCGGGATACGCTTGGCAAGCTCAACATGGAACGTGCCGCGATCCTCTTGCGGCAAGCCCTCGAACATCGAATCCTGCAATCGCACCAGCCATTCCGGCAGGGCGTAGTGGTTGGCGACGATTTCGTGCCGGTTGTCTTCAACATCGGGCGCGATGTCATGCGCAAAGCAACCGACCGAACAACCGTAAAACTTGCCGTTCTTCTCGGTGCCGTAGGTGCCTGACAAAAGCTGTTCAGCGGCGAAATGCGCCTCGGCATGTGCAACGTGTTCGGCCTTGAGTTCGGCGCTGGCGTTGTAGGTAAGCATGGTGGGTTCCTTGTCGGTCAATCAAATTCGTTTCGATCAGCTTCCCGCTCCGCACGACGCTGTGCGCGGGATTCGTACATGGCATCCAGCGTGTCGTCGTCTAGGTCTGGCGGCTCATAAGCGGTGCGGACTCGGGTGGACCCGGTAACACTGGCGCACGGCTGCACATAGGCGTCGTCGTCAGCGAAGCCGGGGCCGAATATGGATTCGCCAAAGGCTTTCATGCGCTTACCCTCGGCTGCGGCTGAAACTCCTGCTGGCCCGCTGGGATGGACAGCTTGCCCAGCAGGTCAATGACGGCGGATTCCTCGGCGGTGTGCTGCGAAGGAGGGGTGAGGGGTTCGAGTTCGTGCGGTTCGAAAACCAGCCCAAGATGCTGATTCGGCGGGTTCAAATAAATGGCAACCTCATGGCCGGTGTATTCGCGGAATCCGCCTATGTGCGTGATGCCCGGCGCGTTGAGAGAAATGATTGACGTTTCTGCACCATGACAATCGGACACGGGGCAATTCACGCGCACCCGCTGACCCACGTAGAACCGGCTCATGGCATCTTCCTCCGCGCTTCCAGAACCACCCACACGCTGAACACGCACACCGCGATCATCACGACCAGCGGCATGTCTACCGGGTACACGCGATTACCCAGCGCAATGGCGAATCGGTAGTGGCTGAGAATCTCGCCGGCTGCTGTCGAAAAGACGGTCAGCGAGAACAGGTAGCCGAATAGGGCGGGGAAGGAGGGGCGGGTCATGGCTTGCACTCCGCAAGCAATTTCAGGAGGTCGGACGCTTCTTGCTTGAACGCCGCCGACTCCGCCGCCGACCACGCCGCCGACCTCGCCGCCGACCACGCCGCCGACCTCGCCGCCGACCTCGCCGCCGACTCCGCCGACCACGCCGCCGACCACGCCGACTCCGCCGCCGACTCCGCCGCCGACTCCGCCGACCTCGCCGCCGACCACGCCGCCGACCACGCCGACTCCGCCGCCGACTCCGCCGCCGACCTCGCCGCCGACCACGCCGCCGACTCCGCCGACCACGCCGCCGACCACGCCGCCGACCACGCCGCCGACCTCGCCGAGTCCGCCGCCGACCTCGCCGCCGACCACGCCGACCACGCCGCCGACCACGCCGACCACGCCGCCGACCTCGCCGCCGACCACGCCGCCGACCACGCCGCCGACCTCGCCGCCGACCACGCCGCCGACATATCGCAAACGGTCCCGCCTGCTTCGGCTTCGTGGCAAGCGCGAACGGCCTGCAGCGCAGCGATGGTCTGTTGGATGGCTTCGGTGGCGTCGTATTCGTGCTTGGCTTCCAACGCCTTCGTCTGGATGGCTATGAGCCGATCCATGCGGCGGATCGCCAGCAGGTGACGTACCGGCTCGACGTTCGCGCCGACCGGAATGGCCTTGAGGAATTTCCCCGGCCACTTGAGCGCGTCTTTCTTCGGCAGGCCCTCGAAAATCCGATCTTCCAAACGGGCCAGCCATTCGGGCAGGCCCAGTTCAATCGGATAACGCGAGTGGTCATAGGCTTCCAACGTGCAGCCGATGGCGCAGCCTTTGCCGCGTTCCCAGCCGATGCCCTGCACGATTTCGTCCGCCTTGGCGTGCATGGCAACACGGGCCACGTACTTCGCCTTGACGGCGGGGTCGTTGTGGAAGCTCAGGAGGCCGATCATAGCGCCGACTCCATCCCAACCGGCACCAACTCCATCGCAGCGTCCACATCCGCCTCGGTCACGACCTGCCGAAGCTCGATCACGGACCAGGGGCCGATGGCCGCGAAGTTGTGGTTGTCGAAGACAGCCTGCGCGTCGGCCAAGGGGCGCTCATAGAACGCCGCGATGGTTTTGGAGTTCGGGCTGGTAACGAGGTAGTAGCGCATGGCGATCACGCGGCCCGATTGCGGCGAGCGTTCTCACGGTTCGCCTGCTTACGGGCGTTCCGGTTCTCGCAGAAAGTGTGCCCGGGTCGTTCGATCATCGGGACCAGCGGCATCGTCGGATGCTGGCCGAGGTCGAGCGGATGGCGCTGCATCCAGGCTTTGGCGGATTTCCACACCAGACGCGGTGCGGGGAGTTGCAGGGACTTGAGGTAGTTCCAACGCTTGCTGTTCATGCGGCCTCCGACTTCGTGTTGTTGTTGGCATCCAGTCCGTCGCGGTCGTAGCCGTCGCGGTCGTAGCCGTCGCGGTCGTAGCCGTCGCGGTGGTAGCCGTCGCGGTCGTAGCCGTCGCGGTGGTAGCCGTCGCGGTCGTAGCCGTCGCGGTCGTAGCCGTCGCGGTGGTAGCCGTCGCGGTGGTAGCC